TACTCAAAATCAAACAACAAATATTGGACAAACTTTAATTGGAAGTAAAACACAATTTTCAGATACAAAGTATAAACAATCACTAGGATCTACAAAGAGAAAGATTAATAATTTTGTAGTTGATAGAAATTATGATCCAAATAAATTAAACGTAATAAATGCTTCTACAAAATTAGCTAAAGGTCTTACTATTTCAAGATTTCTCGGTGGATACGGTGATGCTTCTAATTTAAATCATATCACTTCTTTATCTGAAAAACAACAGATAGCAAGGAATCTTCTGCCGCATGTGTTAATAATTGATACGTTTAATCAACTAGATTCTTTTAATGGATATAATCTTATTATAGCTGAGGGGTTATATAAACAGTATGAATTAGAAACAATCACACCAGACAGTGTTCTAGATTACAGAAAAGTAGGTAGAGCGATAGTTTATGAAATATATAAAAATTCTAATGGTGAGCCAGATCCGGAAAAGCTTTTTGAATTTGCAGAATTTTTAAAAGATTCTTTTCAATATCAAGAATTATCTATGAGATATAATAATTTTGATCCAAGAAAACAATATAAAGAATCTCAGCTAGTAGTGATTATGCCAGAAGTTCCAGCAAATTATAGTTTAAAATATGATATGAATCTATCAACATATTATAATGAATCTAAACAGAGCGATGAAGCATTGGTAGAATTTATATAAATAAAGTAAAAAGAGTTTCAGATGGTAACAAAAGCTTTTTCAACAGAAGATAAAAACTTAAATACTTTAAGTGTAATATCTGCGCGAAGTGCTAATTATAAAGATATTGATTTATCTTTGGAACTTAAAACATCAGGTGACGTATATAAAAAAGAACGTGCTGCAGCAGTTAAGCAGTCAGTAAAAAATATAATTATGACTAATTATTTTGAAAAACCTTTTGAGCCATTCTTTGGCGCAAACGTGCAAGGTTTACTTTTTGAATTGGCTAATGATACAACTGGTGAAGAAATTAAAAATAACGTAAAAAGTGCTATTGAGTTTTATGAACCAAGAGCTGAAATAATAAATTTGGAAGTTAACTCATTACCAGACAATTATTCAATTTCTGTTCGTTTAGAATTTAAAATTGTAAACAGCGAAGAAACTATAGTACTGCAAACATCTCTATCGAGGTTAAGATAAATGGCCACAAATATTACATCTACAGCACTTGACTTTCAAAACATAAAAAGCAAGCTAAAAACATATTTAGCTGATAAAGATGAATTTACAGATTATGATTTTGAAGGTGCAGGATTATCAAACATTTTAGACGTATTAGCTTATAATACTCATTTCAATGGTTTAATTGCTAACTTTTCATTAAACGAAGCTTTTTTAAATACTGCTCAACTAAGAAGTTCAGTTGTTGGTCACGCAGAAGTTTTAGGATTAACAGTTAGATCAAAAACATCTTCACAAGTTTCACTTAAGGTTTCATTAGATTTAGCTTCAGCTGCTACTAAGCCAGATTCTATAGATTTGCCTCCTTTCACCTCTTATACAACTACAGTAGATGGAACAGCATACACATTTCAAACTATACAAACATACACAGCAACAAATGATGGAAATGATGTTTATGTTTTTGTAGATGATAACGGTGAAGAATCTATCATTGCTTATGAAGGAGAACAAATAACAAAAACTTTCCTTGTAGGCGAAACTGACGATTATCAAACTTATATTATTCCTGATCCAGATATGGATACAGCGACAGCTATTGTAGATGTATATGACTCTACAACTTCTACAACTTTTACAAGATACACTGAATTATCACAAGCTATCACAGTCAATTCTAATACGACGTATTATACAATTAGAGAAGCACCAAATGGATTATTTGATTTACAATTCGGAGATGGAGTAACTTACGGTAAAGCTCCTGCAGTAGGAAGTAAAATAATAGTCAAATATCTAAGAGCAGCCGGTGCTGATGCTAATGGAAGTTCTTCATTTACAGCAAGTTCTGTAATTACGGTAGATTCAATTAATTATAATCAAACAGTAGTAACATTATCCAAGTCTACGGCTGGAGCAGATAAACAATCAATTGAATCAGTAAGGCAAAACGCACCAATAGCTTTTGCTTCTCAACAGAGATTAGTAACACCACTAGATTATGAAGGATTAATTAAATCTAAATTTACAAGTGTTAGATCAGTAAGCGCGTGGGGTGGACAAGATAATATACCTTTAGATTATGGTAAAGTATTTGTAAGTTTACAGTTTGATGATGATGTATCTTCTGCATCTCAAACCGCAGTAAAAGCTAATATTAGAACACAATTGACAGATAAGTTATCTATTGGATCAATAACTCCAGAATTTATAGAACCAGAAAATGTGTATTTAGAAACTACTACAGTGTTTGAATATGATCCTGATTTAACAGGACTTACTGCAGGAAATATGGAAAATAGAGTTAAGACAAAAGTAGTTAATCACATAAATGAAAACTTAAATATTTTTGGAAAAGTTTTTAGAAGATCTATCTTATTAGCAGATATTGATGAGATGGATAATGCTATACTTTCTTCAAAAATGGATGTAAAAGTTCAATTGAGGTTATCTCCTACATTTGGATCTGCACCACTTGCTTATGATTTAAGATTTCCTGTACCTATTGCTTTGCCAGATGATGTAAACCACACTGTAAAATCTGAAAATTTTGTTCACTCAACAGGAGTAACCGCGTATATTCAAAACACATTAAAAACTTTTAATCTAGAACTTGTTAATGCTACAACTGGTGTGGTTATAGCTAATAACATAGGATCTTACAAAAATTCAACTGGTGTTATATCAATAAACTCTTTATCGCCTCTTTCTGTACCAAGTGGAGAAACCTATATTAAGTTTACAGTAACACCTTCTAATCAAGCTGTAGTTCGGCCTTTAAGAAATTACATTTTGAAAGTAGATTCTTCTAAAACAATAGCATCTGCGTTAAAAGATGATCAAAATACGAAAGTAACATTGTAATGAAGACACTGAAGGATTTAAATAGATTACCTATTTCTATGAAGAAGAGTATGGTAAAAGAAATTTTACCGTCATACTTCATAAGTGAGTATCCGAATTTAATTACTTTTTTAGATGCTTATTATGATTCATTAGATAGTGATGAAAATTTTGGTGATTTGGTAAGAGATTTAGATGTAATTAGAGACGTTGAAGCTAATACACTTTCACAGTTGGATTTAATTTTTAAAGAAGTTGCATTAGGCATATCTCAATCGCAGTTTACAGCTCCTCGAGAAGTATTGCGCAACTTTGCTAGATTTTTTAGAGTAAAAGGTAGTGAATATTCAGCTGAAGGATTCTTTAGAGCTTTCTTTGGTGAAGATGTATCCATAGAATACCCAAAACATAATTTATTTATTGTTGGAGAATCAGAAATAGGTCAAGACTCTCTTAGAGTTTTACAAGACGGGGCTCTATATCAAGTTTTATCTGTGTTAGTAAAGGCTCCTATTTCAATTGCAACTTGGGAAAATTTATACAAGAAATTTGTTCATCCTGCAGGATTTTATTTAGGCGCAGAAGTTTTAATTCAAACCAATCAATCAACCAGTTTACTTGGACCAAGAGTAATTTTAGATTCGGATTTATACTCAGATTCTGGAGAGATTACTATTGCAGGAATTGGATCCATTGCTGGAACAACAACATCAGCACAAGATTTATCACTTATTCAAACAATGGGTAATACAAGTTACGTCTTAGATGGTGGAGGAAATTTGCAGTATAACAGGCCAGGCGGATTAGTTGAAGCAGCTGGTAGTTATACTGATAGAAATGCAGACTCAGCAGGTTTGATTTTTACAGTTAGACTTGAGCCTAATATGCAAATAAGAGATAAACAAACTCCTACTATTGCACAATTAGACTCTGATTTTACATCAATTTATGACTTGATGCAGAATACATATGAGTATTATGCTGAATCTTAATATAAATAATAGAAAATATAGGACATAAACAATGACGGCAGTTATAACCGATAGATTTAGACACAGTATTGTTGGTGACATTATAGATGGCATTAACGATTCATCCAGTACTTACTATATCGGTCTCGGCAGATCCGAGTACTGGGATAGTTCAGATACTGCACCAACACCAACAAATGATTTGGCTGAAGTTAGAGAATTTCGCCAGAGTATGCAAGCAATTAAAAAAATTACAGCAACGTCATATGTTGTCCCAAGAGTTAATTGGACAACGGGAACAACATATGCTCAGCATGATGACACCACAGTTGGTTATCCATCACCGTCCTATTATGTGATGACTGAAAATTTTGGTGTGTATATTTGTTTAAGAACAGGTAGAAATGATGCAGGTGCTACAGTTGCTTCAACAGTAGAACCAACAGGATCTAATAATCATCCTTTCGAAACTGCTGATGGGTATGTGTGGAAATTTTTATATACTATATCAGCTCTAGAAGCAAATTATTTCTTATCTGCTAATTACATGCCTGTGAGCAAAATCATTGGATCACTCGATTCTGACGCAACTGGTATTCAAACAAAGCATAAAGAAATTCAAGACACTGCTCAACCTGGAATGATTAGCTCCATCGTAGTTACAGATGGAGGAAGTAACTATACTTCTCCTCCAACAGTAACAATTACAGGGAATGGTACAACTGCAACTGCAGTTGCTACAATTGATTCTTCAGTATCTTCAGGCACGGTTACTAAAATTGAATTTGAAAACGATTCTTCAACTCTTGCATATCCAACAGATTTTAACTATGCCGCGGTTGCAATAACCGGAGGAGGTGGGTCTGGTGCAACTGCAAGAGCAGTTCTGTCAGATGAAGATGGTATTGGTGCTGATGCTAGAAAAGATCTAAAATCTTCTGCACTTATGTTACACACTAAAGTAAGTGGAAGTGAAGAAGACTTTATTGTAGTTCAAGATTTTAGACAAGTCGCTTTGCTTAGAGATCCTAAAAAATATGAATCAGATTCAGACTTTACTGACAATACTGGAAATGCGTTAAGGTCATTAACATTATCGTCAATTTCTTCTGCATTTAGTGTAGATAAAACAATAGTAGGCGCAGCATCTGGAGTAAAAGCTCTAGTAGATGAAGTAGATTCTGACACAATTTTTTATCATCAGTCCTCAGCAACTGGTTACGGCTCATTTACAGCAGGTGAAGCACTAACCGAATCAGATGGACCAGGATCAGGAACTATTGGAACTTTAACTGATAGCTCAGAGTTTGATCCATACTCTGGAGAGGTATTATACATAGATAATAGATCTGCTGTAGAAAGAATGTCGAATCAAATAGAAGACATTAAAATCATTTTACAACT